CCCTATAAGAGATAATTCCAATGCGGCGGCTATAGTTTCGCCCTGTACCAGACATGCGATCATTGCCGCTTATTTTTGTACGCTCACGCGTTTGAATTAGATCTCTATCGTCTTCGGTTATTGGGTTAAAGTCTCCATCAGCATCTTTGCTTCTGGGACGGGAAATTACGCGCCACGGGAGACGAAATGGCGTGCCATTGGCAATCGGCGAATAGCATCCAAATTCGGCATTATTGCTTAGCGAATGGGCGGAGCTAAACCCAGTGTCCGCAATGCTGATTGCCGTAGGACACAGAAAAACATCATCAAAAATCTCTGGATCGCCCGATGCGTCGTCGGCGCGTGTGCCATAAAAGAGGTTGCTGGCGCGAATCCTAGAAACTTGAACATTTTGACGCTTCCAGTAAAAAGCAAAATCAGATGAATAAATCGCATCCAATGCGCCATTACCAAGAAAAATTCCAGTTATTGATGGCGCCGCGATGCCGCGAGGTAACTGCCCTTGGTTGCTGCCTTGTTCGCCAACGACAAACAGCATTTTTACGCTTTGCTGCGTGCCATGGCTAAAAGCACGAGTCCAAACAAGTTTGGGGCTATGCAAAACACCGCCGGTCTTACTTTCTTCGTCGTAACGACAAAAGACAATAGGAATTGGCTCGCCGTAACTTGCTAATTCGGCTTGAGTATCAAATCCAAATGTCGGGGCAAACCGATCCGCACCAGTGATATTTGCCGCGCCAACCGACCCAGCACGTCGCTGTTTGTTGGACGATGATTGCGAAAGATTGAAGGGTTTAGGTTTTGGCGCAAGAAAATAACTTGCTGCTGTACTGGCAAGACCGATAACAAGGCTAACGATCGCGATAATCGTCGCCGGTTCCATCCGAATGTCTGGAATGTGCGCGTATTCAGCAGGACGCAATACACCGCGCCTGCGCACTTCATCCTCAAACAGACGATATTCCTCTTCGCTGCAGCCGATCAGCTCAATTAGCTGCCTCTCATACGGAAGCAGTGGCTTTTGCCAAGACTTTGCACGGAACACCAAGCCACCCTCTCCAGTTGCCGGTTGATGTAGAGGATTCCGGTCTGCCATGTCACTGCAAATGCCCAACCAGATTGGTCGAACAATACGATGTCCCCATCGTAGGCGGGGCAGTCAACTCTTACGCCCCAACTCAATAGATCCCTCAGGATTTGCCTGTTGCTGGCGCTGTACCAGTCTGGATTGAACGGTGGGGTTGGGATCCCAAGGTCCTCCAGCGCTCGGTAACAAAGGTTGATGCAGTCGATTTCGCCGTTGCTGCCGTCTGCGCCAAGCCTGTAACGCAGTCCAATTAGATCAGCGCAGGACAATGCCATTGGATACGGGAATGGCACCAATCAACTTTTGGGTGAGTCGCCGGACGGGCACATCGGCGCCAACGCCATCCAGCACTGTATTTAGTGTCAGATTCAGGCTGGCTTCATCCCATCTGCCTTGGGCGATCCTGCCGTAATACTCGTGCATCTGCGTAAATGATGTGCGGTCGTCGGGATCCAGCAGCATTACTTGAACACGCGCCAGCCAATAATTTTGTACGGCGTCGATTGCCCAGCGGCGGCTTAAGTCGTTATTCGGAAAGACAAGCGTGGCTTCGGTGTTATCGCCGGTGCGGTTGATCGTGACACCGGAAAAACCAAACGGTATGAAGCCGAAGCTGTTGCCTTGGTACGTGATCGTTTCGTTGATAAAAAAGTTTTGGAACCGGTAAGTGGTTCCGTCATCCGGCAGGAAGTGCAGGAAATTACCGACCGCGTATTCCATCAGACCCCAAGCCTCTTGCGGGTGCTAACACTATTTTGCAGGCGGCGTAACGTGCGCTGCTCACCCTGTGCGGCACCCTGTGCGGCAGCCTGGCGCATACCAGCTTGGAATTGATCGGCGGTAACGTAATCCACCGAGTTAATACGCTCCACGGTGTAGCGAACATCAATAGTGCTCGGTGCAGCGGATTCGCCGTTGCCCATCATCTCGCCGTTGTCGCGACCAGCCGGGATGACAGCGGAACCGCGTGCGCCAGAAGCGTAACGAGACATTGCGGCGTTCATCTTGCTAGCTGGGATGACATATTCGGGCTCACCACCTTCACCAATCAAGCCCATCGTTGGACTGGTGACTACGCCACCATTTGCAAATGCTTCAAATCCTCCGGGCCAATAAGCACCATCTTTGGCTTTTTTTGGCTTGTAGCCAAATCCCATGGCAAGGAACGACAAAATACCTTCGTCATCACCACCACCCAATGCACCAAGAGCTTGTCCAATCGCGTACATAATTAACATTTTTCCTATTGTTGCCAATAAGTCAGAATTTAGTTGACGTAAAGCCTCGCCAAATTCTTCAGTACCTTTAACAGCAGTATCAATAGCATTACTAAAAGTAGAAGCAATTGTATTGGATATACCCATAAACAGTTCATTTTCCATTTCAAGCTGATTTTTTGCTTTTTCCTGTTCCTTTGTAACCTTTTGGATTTCAGTTAACTTTTTGCGAATTGCATCAGCATCGGCTTGAGACAATGTTACGCCTTGCTCTTTTAGCTGATTTTCGATTTCAAGGAATTGGATGGCCAGCTTTTCCGCGTCTGTCTTGGCTTGTAATTTAACAAGCTCCATGTCTAATCCACTCAAGACATCTTGTATTGCTTTTTGCTCTTTTCTGTATTGGGCTTCAGCTTTCCCAAGCTGCTCAAGCATTACTGCATCTATGTCACGTTCGAGATTAAGTCGGGCTGCCTTTAAGTCGCTAGTTTGCTCATCAAAAGCAAGCGCTGTTTGAGTTTTATCTGTTGAACTGGCAATAATTTTAGAGCGGACTTCATCTCTGGCGGCAATTGTTTTATCAATGGCATCAATCTGATATTTAATGTTTAGCAATTCTGCGCTAGATTGAACCATGCGCTGAGCTTGCTCTGCATTTGGCTGCCCTGCGGCAACGTTCAGCATTGCTTGTCTAGCCACCGCAAGTCGTGATTGCTGTTCACGAAGTTGGCGTTGAATATCACCACCCAACAAATCATCTACAGAAAGCTGCCGCCCTTTCTTGGCCTTTTCAGTTTCTGCCAACAGTTCTGGAATGGCAGCAGGCTTATCTGGCTGCTTACCCTCACGCTGTAGCACTTCCAGTGCCTGCTGTAATTCTCGAATTTTCTTTTGAGAGGCCCCTTGAATTGCCTCGGCAAGTGATTGTTCTTGTTGTGTAACCCCAAACGGACGTTGAGCATTGATATTTGCAAGTACATTTGCTACCGCTGCCTGATTTGCTTTAATTTCGGCACCTATTTGTTCGATGCCTGATTTCCCAAGACCGCGAGTCGAGACGCCTTGAGTTAAGGCAAGAATTTTTTGAAGGTCATTGACTGTACCGCCAGGAAGGGTCAATGCGGTACGCAGCTCAATTGCCTGCTTAGCAAAACCACCAGCAAGAACGTTGCCAATAGCATTTACTGCGCCAATTGCAAGATTAAGAACATTTTTAAGGGCGGGGGCAAGTTTTGTGCCAATATCGCGAGCAAGGCTTTCAATTCCGTCCTGTAATGTACTAAATTTTCCAGCCAAAGTATCGCTTTGAGCAATGGCTCCATTTGCATATTTGCCGCCCGCATCGGTAAGACGTTTAATTGCAACTTCGACCGCCTCTGCACTAATGCGTCCTTTGCTTAGCGCTTTTTGAAATTCATCGCCAGAAAGAGCATACATTTTGCGCAGCTCTTGTTGCAATGCAACGCCGCGCTCCTGAAACTGCAAAAGCTCTTCGCCTTGCAATCTTCCTTTCGCCTGAACTTGACCATAAGCGGTTACAAGCCCTTGCAGTTCAGCGCCAGTCGCACCACTAACATCGGCAAGGCGTTTTGTTGTCTCTACAACTTTGTCAGCCTCCACGCCAAATGCTTGCAGGCGTTTAGCTGAATCAATTAGCTCCGTGCTTGTAAACGGTGTAACAGCACCTAGCTGCTGCAACTCCTTGATAATTTGTCCAGCTTTTTGCGCGCTTCCAGTCAATACCTGCAGGCTGCGAGTTTGACTTTCTAATTCAGCAGTTTTTGCAAAAACGAATTTGGCAGCTTGAATGGCGCTAAAGGCTGCAGCCAATTTCCCCGCAGCCGCAGCAACCCCACCAAAAGCACGCTCTGTCTGTTGTGACTGAGCCTGAACAGCTTTTAACTGGGTGACCGCGTTGCGGCTATCAACGTTAATAGCAACGTTGGCAACAACAGACACGGCACGACCCTTTCGTTAAAGCCAGTCTACCGACGGCGCTTCATCCTGCGTTCCTGCTCTTCGTTAAGCAAGTCAAAGTAGCTAGACCAAATCAGCAGCTCCTCCATCGTTACTTCCTCGTTGAGCCGAGCCAATGAGTAGCCCAGCTCTTTTGCAACGCCAAGCTGCAGCAACAACAGATTGTCCTTTTTGAGTTCAGCCTTTAGTGCTTTTCATGTCCGTATCTTTTTGCTCTTCAGGGTTGGTGATGATCGCCAGCATCATGGCCTGAAGGTCGGCGTCAAGCACGTCGTTCTTCAATTCATCAATTTGACCAGCCTGAAACAAGCGCTGCCCAGTTTCGTCGATTGCCTTGGTAACAAGCAAATTCAAAGCAAAGCCGTTGGCATCATCGCCACCCGGCATCTTTTGCGCCCTTTCACGCTCTGCCATGGTCAGCGCAGTGGCGTAAAACTCAAACACGTCACCATTGCTCAAGGTAACGACGCGTTTAATAGGCGTAAGGTTCGCAGCCTTTTTCAGCCGAGCAAGTGCAGAAGAAACAGGCGCAGGCATAAAAACAGTTCGTTTGTTATTACTTTAGGCACAAAAAAGCCCCCAGCGCAAGCCGAGGGCGTTGATTGTGTTACTCGAATCAGGCAGAGGTGCTGAAGTCGAAGCTCGGCACACCAGCAGGGCGGAAGGTGATTTCCACTTGCTGCGCAT